AACAGAAGAATTCTACAAGGACATTTACACCAAGTCTCACGAAGGAGATGTAAAGCTTAATGAAGCTATTGATCAATACTTCTTTACACATAATCCTACGGATATACCTGAAGTAGTAAGTGCAAAAACACCAAAAGAAATAGCAAACATAGTGGATAAGATTAGTTTAGATAATCTAATACGGATCAAAAACAACGGGCACATGGAAGGGAGTCCCCTATTTCGGGTTCTACAATCTCATCTTATCAATAAACAATCAGAACTAGAGTTTATGAAAACAGAAGATTTGGGAAGCCCAGATCTGGTACTGGAAATGCAAAAGCAATTCTCAGACACTTCTGCTGCTAGCAAAATACTTCGCCTGGGAGAGAATACTCCTGCTATTGCCAACCACAATTCTACTCGTAAAGTTATAGACAATACTTTTAGAAAGTACCTCATGGAACGACTTATGCGACCAAAAGTAGATTACTCTTGGAAGTCTATTGGTCTCCCTTATAGAGGATTTGTAGAGCGTGAACATCCTAATTTTAAACCAGGGACAGTCATGGTGGCAAAAGAGTTGGAAGATTTTGTTCTTCCTGTGACAGTAATTACTCCCAAGGGAAGTACACGAATTGAACACAAGACTATTCATACATTGCTTTTTGAAAGAAATAATCTATCCAAACTACAGGACAAAATAGCAAGAGCTCAGCACAAACATCATACACGAGCTTTAACTATAGCAATACAGAGAGTACCTACAGACGAGGTTACAGGAATAAGGGAAGTAAGAATTGTAAAAGTATTAAGAAATCAAGATGGTACAGGTATGGTGATTCATCCTGAAGACATGACGCACCTTGGAGGGATGGATCTTGATATAGATTCAGTCTTTGCCTTTGGTGCATTAAAAAGAAATTTTATGCGAGAGTTAAGGAAGAATAAGGATGGAGCATACACAAAAGATAAAAAAGGAAATCTAGTATTTGATAGTGGTGAGCAGTGGAAGAGTCAGATCGTCATGGGAAACCGAAGCGAGGTTACTCAAGATAAGGTAGCAGAGTTTTTAAGTCCTCATGACAGAATAGATATAGCAAGCAGTAGTTCTGTAGGACAAAGATCTATTGGAGTAGCTGTAAATGGAAAAAGATTCATTGGAAGCCTTTACTCTGCTGCAGAAGCCAAAGGATATATAGATCTACCCACGGCAGATGGGCACCATATTTACAGATTGCACAGAAGAGATGATAATGGCAAAGCATTCAGATCTATTGCAAAATATGCAATCAATGCGTCAGCTGATGCTAGCAATACAGGAGGAGTAGTAGAAGCTCCTATTATGCTTACTAATATGTTTGTACAGGCTTTTCCTAAACTAGAAGTTATAGACGGAAGTCAACGTAAGGTAATCGAAAGAGGAAAACCCAGCTTTGATCCAGAGATAACAACTTTGTATGTAGGAGATTTACCCTTAATACGAGGACTGCAAGAGTTCGATAAAGGGATAAAAGGATATGATGCATTTATGCATGAATCAATTTCCCTTCATGGTGTAATCGAAAGAGCTCAAGATTTACAACGAGCACAAGTTCTAGCGGGAATAGAACTACCAGGTACTCTCATGGAGCAGGCAAAAACTATTGCATCCTGGGATTACAAAGCAAGCCCCACAGCATATGTAAATACAAAACGTCTGGAAGAAGTATTCAATCATATTAATGCGTTGTCTAGAACTCCTGAGTACAAAAGCATTGTACGGTTGCTTTTTAATAAAAAACCATCTATCAAACCAGTAGTAAGGCTGGAAGGTGAGAACTTTACCTTTGGAAAGATCCCAGAGAATATTAATTATCAGGCAGCCAGTAAGGCTATGGAGCTCATTAACAATGATGTATATACTTTCACATCAGCTTTAAGAGTACTGGATTCAGTTAAAGCTTATACAGATAGGGGAGGGAAAGTAGAAGACCTCGTCCCTATCGCACAGAAAGCTATTGATTACAAAGAAAAATTTGATCTTAATATGAGTGCCAGGCTACAAGCTATGGAGCAAAACAAAGAGTTTATTCCTACTAGCACTATTAAAGAACAGATGGAAGCAGATATTTTTTCTTATAAAGAAAGTCTTACAAAGGCAGAAAAGAACTTTTTCGAGAACTTCTTCCTGTCAAACTTCATGGAAGTAGGAGATCAAAAGCCCTATTTTAAGACAGCCTATTACTCCTATGGCTTTAATTCACGCTTTATAAGCGATTCTACGGTGAAAAAATTCCTGGATACCTATAATAGTTTCTTTCAAAAGGTCAATGATCCTAAGGTAGATGTTAAAGATATACCTAAAATGCTAGGATTTGCTCCTACTACAGATCCGCAAATGAAAAAAGCGGTTGAGTTTAATCAAAAATTAAATGAAAGCTACGACATTCCTAAGAAGGTGGTAAGCAATATAGGGAACGTGTTAAAGACGGAAGAGATAAAGAAGATAAGTAACCCTAAAATTTCTTACCAGGAAAGCAAGGAAGCTACCTCGGCTATTCGCCAACTGGAAAGTTTAATGGAAAGACATCCAGAGATTGCAGCTCATTTTCCAGAGATTTTTGCTGCTGAAACAGGCATGGCATTTGCAACATCCGTAGGTGGAGTCAAGCCTTTTGGCAAACTGGTAGAAGGAGCAACCCTAAAAGACCTGCAGAAATTTATCAAAATGTTCACAGATCCTAAAACTGGTCAATTATATATTGATCAAAAAGGTTACCCAGTCAAGGCTAGGCATTTTTATCAGCCTATGGATATGATAGGAAAAGGACACGACAAGTTTTCCTTAAATAGTATTTTAAAAAAAGAAATCCCTGTTCGTGATGGCTCAGGTAAGATACATAAAAGTGACATACGGTTAATTACTTCCCATCAATCAGCACATGCACACATGGCTATCAACAAAAGTTATGCTAGAGAAAGTGGGGAAATAGGAATACGGAATAGATTAAATACAAGGTTTGAGTATTTAAATCATCTTGAGAATAGTGATGCAAGAAAATTAATAAGCATAGCTGTGGCCACTAGAGAATATCCTCTTAGCGAGAAGCCTGAAATAGCAGGTTCTAGGGGTGCAAAGCAGCTGCAGAGAAAGTATGATCAAGCAGTAAGGCTCTTAAATGACTATACCAAGTCTGGGAAAAAATTTGATGTAGTGTTAGATGGTAAGCCTGTAAAAATTAGTCCAAAGAAACTAGTAGATAGAATTAATAAAGATTTTACGGCTGAAGTAAAGAATGCAGCAGTTATGCTTTATGGGTCAAAAGAATGGGATTCAAGAGTCCCAGGTAATTACGAGAAGTTTGCAAATATAAAATCAATGACAGATGTACCTCATTATGACAAGGTTATAGCAGAGAGATTCGCACAGCAGCTGAATCGCCAGGTATCACAATTAAAAGATTATGGGATAGAGAATGTAGAAAGATTCATGTGGGATTATACGCTGGCGTCTACTCTGGTTACTCATAAAGGTAAAGACATGAGGGTTATGGACATACCCGATAGTAAGGCACAAAAGAAAATAATGAATTATCTGCGTAAAGAGGTGGGTTACACAGGTTATTTCAAGGAAAGATTTATAGGGGAATACGATGCCAATATGTATTTCCCCCATGTTAACCACCCGAAAAAAGAAGTAGAGCTATATGCTGAACGTAAAGTAGCAGAATTAATTAAGAATGGTGGGACACCAAAGCAGATATCTGATCTAGATCTTTTGATGAAACAAGAAGCACTAGACTTGAGTAATCCAGATAATGCTGCCACTGCTACGCTAACAGAATTACTGGTAAAGGGTGGCCATAAAAAAGCAGACCTGGACGTACTCTCCTTACGTAACAGATCTACTCATTCTAAAAGTAGATCCCTCAAAGATCCCATACCTGAATGGGAGCCAAGCTTAGAAGCATTCGAAAGCTATCTGTATGCTCTAAATAGAGCTAAGGCTAACATGGCTTACTTACTCTCCACACACAACTTATATAGAGATTTTGCAAAGAACGCAAGCCCTGTCTATACCAAACAAGATATTGATAACTGGATAAAATACGGGAAACTAAGAATGATGGCAGACATAGGTCAGCCAATAAGAGTTCCTAATAGCTGGATAGGCAAAGATAAGCTACCCATGAAAAATACATTATATTATTGGCTCAGTAACGACAACGCCAGAAACATTGTTAAAACAAAATTTCCAAAGAGAATACGAGATAAAATACTGGAAGGAGATGATCCTAGAATCCTTGATTTAAAGTTAACACATCTATCTATTCTAGATGCTAAGTACAATCTCTACAGTCTCTTATCACACACAAAAGCATTTACAAATAATTATGTAGGTGGCAATGTTTTAACTGTTGTCAAGACAGGCTTTACTCCCTGGAAACAAGCTGGTGATTATCAATGGCTGGATAAAAACATGCCTTATACTACATCTGAATTAGCCATTATTAAAAAGGGTGGTAAAGCACCAGTAAGGGACAAGGATTACTGGTTTAAGTTTGCAGCTAAACATTCTGGTGTCCAGACCTTTATTGAAAATGAAATAGCAAGTAACCCCAAGTATAGAGGTGCGTCCTGGAACATGTTTAAAGAGCAGCTACTGGCAAAGATGTCAAAAATAGACAGCATTTTAGATAAACAATCATTTTGGGAAATAGCAAAACGAACTGGTGTTTCAAAAGATATTGATGATAAAGCTGCTTTCTTTATGAGGATATCAGAAGAACAATTAAGAACAAGAGCCTTCCTGGCTCACCTTATACATGGTAGACAAATATTTGATATTCCTAAAGATCTTTATGCTTTAGATGATGCTTGGATTATGGATTATGCCAGACAGGGAGTAATCAACACTCAATTTCTCTACAACAACAGCTCAAGACCTTTGTTTACTACCAGTCCTTTAGGTAGAGTCTTTAGTAGATTTCAACTCTATACCTATAATGCAGTCAGAAGAAATATAGAGACAGTAAAGCAGGCAAAACAGCTAGGCTATGATCCTAAGACTCCTGAATATGACACCTTTGTACGGATGATGCAGATACAACTGTTTATTGCAGCTTTAGGAGCTGCTTTACCATTTTCTATATTCCAGTCAGTTACCACTCCTCCTTTGGACAAGCTATCAGATACAGCGGATTTACTCTGGGGAGATGAAAGAGAAAGACAAAGAGCATTCTTCGGCAGGCTACCATGGCCGTTTAATATAACAGAGTCGGTGGCTCCACCTTCCTCCAGATTCCTCCTAGACCCCTTAGGGGCACTGTTACGAGATGATTGGGATAAGTTCACAGATTATCACCTGTGGTCGTGGGCTCCGTTTGGACGAGCAGCTAGGGATATAGGCAAGGTAATAGATAGACCTGATATGCTACCAGAAAAAGTCCTGGGATTACCTGTTCATCAAATGAATCGTTACTTTAATGAGCTGGCAAAAGACAAAGCAGTAGCCGTAGGAAGTCCTCCACCTAGAAAGACAAAAAAAGTTTCCGTACCAGAATTGACTTAATATTTTTGTTGCAGTATATTACCTCAGGTACGGAGGTGGTAACGTGGCAACACTTAGGATGCAGAGAAAAAGTTATTATGCCAGATTTCGATATACAGAAAATGGGCAACAGAAACAATATACAGTCCCTTTAAGAACAAATCAGAAAAGACAAGCCCTCTCTCGTCTAAAGGCTGTAAATGAAGCAGAGTCAGATATAAGAAGCGGAATTATCCCGAAAGACGCTAACACTAGAAGTAATTATTTTCCCTGGCTTAACGAAAAAGGCACCTCTGAGATCTATAGCTTAACCCTTGAAGAGGCTATCCGTGAATACCTTGAATATTGTTCTATTAAAGGCAATAGAGAGAGAACTATTGAAAGAGATTCATATTGTCTCAATAATCTTGTGAAAGTTTTAGGAAAGAAATTTCACATAGATAAGCTTACTACAGAGAATATAGAAACCTTCAAAAAATATTTTAAGGACAAAAAAACAAATAACGGTAGAAACATAGACTTAGCAAAAATAAGAGCTTTTGTTAATTGGCTTATTCGTCATAAAAAATTATTTAAGGATAATCCCCCAATTATTGAAATGGTTAAAGCTGAAAACAAACCTATTTCATATTTAAGTGAACCTGACTTTGATAAGATTATGGAATCAGAATCTCAAAATAAGTTTTATAAACAGGTATTCACATTTTATCGTGCAACAGGATGTAGGTTATCAGAACCATTTTTAGGAGATGTTGAAAGACATGGCGATAATCTTTGGCTAGTTATATATCCTGATGTTTCAAAGACAGGGATTCCAAGGGAAATTTTATTAACAGAAAAACAAGCTGACTTCATTAAAGAAATGAAGGAAAGAAGAGACCCTAATACTAAGCTAAGACACTATACTAAAAATTTCTCAAGACATTTTAAAATTGTTTGCAGAGAAATTGGAAAGGAGGATCTACACTTTCACAATCTCAGAGACACCTTTGCAGTAATGAAGTATCTTGAAACAAAAGATATCTATAGAGTAATGAAAGAGCTTGGGCACACATCACTTAAGATGACAGTAAAGTATGCTAATCTTAGATTAAGTAAAGTAGCTTCTGATTTTCCAAGTCTCTCAATGAATTCTACTAATGAAAAATAGGCTTAAAAGCATAAACGGGCAACATTTGGCGGGCAACAAAGCTGTTTAGTAGTGAGTAGCCCGTAGGGGAGTCGAACCCCTGTTACCGCCTTGAGAGGGCGGTAGGATAGCTATTAAACTATAGGCTTAAACAGGTTAGAAATCTATGACGACAACCCCTTTTTCTGAGGGGTTTCTCGTGTATAGGAATATACATGTATTATTTACATCATTTGTCAAAATAGAGTACTGTGTCATCATAATGTATACGTAAACGGGCAACGTTTGGCGGGCAACATTTAACGGCTAGGCCTATACATAATTATATTTTCTATTAAATATTCCTGACCGTTAGTAGCAAAAAAAGTTTTTGGTAAATTTTCATATTGGTTTGGTGCTGGCTTACCTTTATCTGTCATTCTAGGCATACCTTCTCTTGTACCAATTCTTTCAGGTGGTAATCCTTCTAAGTCGCAATAATCCCATTGTAATAAGCCTTCAATATCTTCAACTTGTACAGTGGGTTTATCTCGATTAAATATATACAAATTTATTAATGGAAATTTCATTATCAGTTAATAAAACAGCTTCACAATAAGAGAGACAGGTATGATATAAAGCCAGAGTAGAACAGGCATTATGATTAAAAGAATGATGATTATGTCGTTAATACGTCGAAAGTTCCACCTCCTTTCTTGACCCCATACCTTTCCACAGCCTTTACAATATTTCATACCTATCTCCTTTAAAAAAAAAGAGAGCAGGGGAGATATGCGGTTAACATAATGTAAGGAGGAGTTAAAACTCCCATGCTCTCAAAATAGTGCCTCTTGCTTTGACATGTACTCTTCTTCATATATCTCATTAGCCTTAGTCATTAAAAAGCTAAAGTCTTTAATGGATATAGGTTTCTTTTGCGTATCATACCACTGAAGGGCTAGTTCAAATAAAATAGTTACTCTCCTACAATGCATTGGGGAAGTATCACGTTCATCACTTTTCATGCCTCGAACGACTCGCAGGGCCAGTCAAAGTTTTATCAGACCCGTGAGTACCTCCCAATAATTTTATGTAATCTTCAATTTTTATTACCACCAGAGTATCACCTCTGTCTTCCTTTATAACTTGTATATCTACCTCTTCTGAAGGTATCATATACTTAGCTATCTTATGTCTACACTTGCATTGTACTTTTATTTTACCCTCGACTAATACATCTACCTCTTCATGACAGCCTAAAGCAGCTCCATTACTACCCCAGGCTCGTACAGCCTTAATGCCATAGTCTTCAAAGATATCTACAACATTCCTTTCAAAACGATTACCTTTAGCTTTCGATTTACTAGGCATTATTTTCTTCTCCAAATATTAGCTCAAAAGAGCAATCATCTTCTTCGCAGAACAATCCAGGTTGACCTTCATCTGGAATATCTGTTTTCCATTCACCAAATAGCAAATCCCCCTTACAATGAGGACATTTATGCTTGCCATCAACAGCATAAGGATCTCTTGATATATCTATCATTATTCATTTATTGTAACTTTCCTGTGCCGTGGCACGTTAAGCAATCTCCAGTTTTCTTATCAAAGAAGTCATTGTCAAGAGGTAAAACCATATAGTCTTTACCATTACCAAATCCTCTACATTCTACGCAAATCTCTCCTCTGTATATCCAATCTCCATTCTCGTCAGTAACATATTCATCTGAGTATTCGGCTGATTCTTTGGCCTCTTTTAGGTTATCATACCACTTCGGCTTGGCACCTTTAACAGTATCATCGTAACCCAGACACGTTTCATCATCACCGTCTGGGTACTCTACTAACTGTTGGTCAGCTCCAAGCATTTCTAAGTATACTGTATACTGCATTACTTCACCTCTTTATACTCTTTAGTTACTTTATCAATTAATTTTAAAAACTCTCTTCTTGTTAATGGTAGTACGTAATCAGGACTGTCATCTAAAGTATCATGCTGGTTCTCAAAATATTCTGCTATTTCCAGTACTAGGCTGTAACATAGAACTTTATACTCTTCCATTTCTCTGGCATCAAAGACCATTTTTTTGGCTGTTTTCATATACTCTTTATACCACAAATTGAAAGAGTTACCTCTCTCGCTTCTTTAATGCCTAATGTTTGGATAATGTTTTCCCAAATATCAAATTTCTTAAAATCATCTGCATAGAGGTTTAAGTGCATTTCCACTGGTTCATAACCCAATAATTCCAGGTTCATTTCTTTCACGAAATTTATTAAGGCCTGTTCTGGTTTTAATCTTGCCATGATGTCTCCTTCTTCGTTTCATGCTCAATTTGCATCTCTACATATCGAATAATTTTTTTCAAGTCTTCAATGCCGTTCTTATATCTAAATCGTACAGCATACTTAATTACGTTCCCCATGTTAAAATTAATTTCATGAGATAGAATAAATTCATTAACAGGTATACCATTAGTATAATAACTAGGGTTAATTGGATCTTTTTGCTTGACTGTCATTTCTTTCCTTCAAGTAATACCACCATCCATGTTTTTTAACTCTTGACCCACGATTTTGAAGGACTTCAAGGTCTTCTTTAGACCTCTTTTTCCTTTTAATCATCACAAACTTCACAGTTTGCAGGAGCTGCATGGCCATTTAAGCTATTATTATCTATAGATGCAGGGGTAAGCATAGGATCTAAAAGCTTATTTATCTTGTCAGCCATATCATTTAAGTGAAATTCAATACAAGCATATTTAGCAATTCTTAATAGCTTGATAATTAAATCTCTTTCTTCATTATTTGTTACGTAATTAGCCATTACCATCTCCTTTGTCTTATTGGCCAGATAGAGAATTGGAGAGTTACTCCAGCATTAAAAACTCGTATTCCAAAAGAGATATGATCTCCATGAATATCATTAAAAGTAATATTTAATCGTATGAAACTCAGAAGTCTGATATAAATCCCAGACCCCTGAGCTAATCTAGATGATCCTATATATATGAGATAGCCCAGCCACCTCATGATATTCTTAACCGTTTAACTTTTGGTACACGAGCATAAGATTTTTCATCGATTTCCGATCTTCGCAGATCATCTCGCAAACGCTTACGATCCAATTTCCGTTCTAATTTGTAATAAGATTTTGGGATTTGGTCTTCATCTATAACTTCTAACGGTCCATCTCCCTCATAAACAGTATATTTTTTTGTATCAGTTTTTAACACTTTACTGCCTACTTGATTCTCCTTACCCACATTGTCAACAGCATACATTATAAGATCTTTCATGCGATCACGGCTTTTGTTAACAGAGTTTTGTTTAGCCTGTAACGCTGCTAACTCTTTCTTATGAACCTGTATTGCACCTTCCAATTTTCCTTCTTCAATATTGATTTGATTTAGAAACCAATGAATGCTTTCTGACTTATTAATAATTTCTGCCGTAATCTCTATTTCCTGATTCATAAGGACTT